CTATCGCGGCTACTTCACGCATGATTGATTGCGCCTGCGCTAATCGCTGAGCACCGTCGGGTAGGCTGGCGAAGTAAGCTGCCGCTGCCGGATCTATATCTAAGGTAGGCGTCATTTCTAAACCTTTACATTCTAGGGCTTATAATGCCCACCAATGCCTCTGCCCAATTTTCCCAATCGTCAAATTGATACGGATCAGGAATCCCCTCGTTCGTGAATACATCTATAGCTTTAAGTCCCGCTGCCCAGTCTTTCCAATTTGTACTTGCTGTAGGAATAGACAGATTCTGCGCCGCATACAGTTCGACCATTAGAGATGCCCATGATTCGAATGTGTGATATCGTGGGTCATAAATAATAGCGACGTCAGTCATTAGTAACCTCTCACATCACCGATATCAGCATTAAGCAAAATGCGACCGGTTTGATATGTACCACCCACCACGTTCGATACAAAGCGGAGTCTCAATTCACGCCGTTGTTCCTTCATGTCGATTTTATTAGTGTTTGCATCAAATACGTATGCGCTAGACACTTGGTCTTGTGACTGAGCGTATGGCCTACCGGTTACATATAATGACATTTCTCCGGTCATAATGAAATCAGGCTCTACCCTTTCCAGTCTCAACCAGTTATTATCTCCGACTAACGATGGCTGGGACGGACCTCCTGATACCAGACCTAGATCGTTGGTCTCAAAATAGCTCTCTATCGCGTATGGGATGTTATTTCGGATCTCATCATTACCAAATTCGTGTTGCCACAGAGATACATAACTCTGGGTGAAATCAACCGTTACTTGAAAATTCGACCCACCCGGAATCACCGCAGATAAAACGTCTCCAGCGGTATAAGAGAGGCCTCTATCATCAAGTATCACGGCGGTTACAACACCACCTGCCACTGTGATGCTTGCGGTCGCACCGGACCCCGTGCCGCCGGTTAATGGCAAGTAAGGATATGATCCGTCCGTATATCCCGATCCGGCGTTGCTCAAGGTCAGGGTACCTATAGCCCCCACACCGTTGATGGTGGTTCCAGCGTTTATCGGGTATTGGAATACTTGCGAGAAATAACCCGCTGATCTGCCAGCACCTGATGCTTGACCAGCATCATACCACTTCTGTTCACGCACATTGTATATGATAGCGTCGTTGCATTCAGTCGAAGACCCACGTGGATAGAACCACCAAATCTCTCCAAACCGAGGTACCTTCGTCGCATAAATCTTCTGACGCTGAGAATAATTCAAATTATCGAAGAAGTAGTTCTGATTAAAATCATTCTCAATCTCTTTGACCACACCATTGTAAAGTAAGAAACGGTCAACGCCACACCAATAATATATACCGTCATATTCGATGACTGATTGGGAAGAAATAATCGAAGACTGGCTTGATATAATGTCGTATCGCCAATATTGAGCCGGAGTGCCGACGCCGCCAATAAATGACACGCGCACTAAACTGTCCAAGCTCCAAAACAAGCCAGACGGCGCGTTGCTACCACCACGCACTGGTAATCCTTTAACGATCTTACCTGTCGCAACATTGGTTTCATTAGCATCGGCGGACACCCAATCATTGATATTACCCGCTGAGCAGTTTTTAATCAGTCCATCATTACCATATATAAACACGTATGGATGCAGCACTGCTACCCCACCGGACACCGATATGTTGTTGTCGAACGTAGCAGTAATTGTTGCAGATGCCGTGGCGTTAGCCGACATTGTGACCGTCGTACTGACCACAGACACTACTGTTGTTCCGCTCGGGATACCGGTGCCGGATATTGTCTGACCTGCCGCGATCAGGATATTCGCGGCGCCAAGAGTTACCGTATTTAAACCAGTCGTGGTGGTAACAGTATCTGTAAACACCCCTATCTTTGATAATGAAGTACCGGTGATAGGACCCGCTAGAACCGGAGTGTTGAAGGTACTGTCAATGTACTGGAGATTATGACCGGGGTGTGCTAATAAAGTCGCAGCACCACCCGCAATGTCTGTGAACGAATCGAATTGCCATAGATTTAAATCATCAGGCACGAAATCAGACAATGTAAGATCTATTAGTCCTGAACCCACGCCGTTATTATTTACTGACAGCGACTGAACACCATCGCGATACCCGTTGAACACTATTGAGAATGCATTCTGCGGTGTTACGTATATACCCCTCGATAGTCCAGCTAAATCATTTACTATTTCTCGATAACCACCCATCTTCCGTGGTCGATTTCGCTGAAACCGCACCCACCGCCCATCTGAATAGAATTGTTTATCAAAAACCGTACCATCGCGTTGAATTCCAGCGATAGTATCCAATGCGAATACCTTAGCGGTCATGAGAACACGCCTCCGGTAATGCCCTGAGTGAATGTGCCAGTACCAGTAACCTCTATCCCGTTGGCGTCTACATCGACGATCTGATTAGTAAGCACTGTAATCCCGAATCGACCCACTCCCGGCCTAAATACACCAGTATTAGTTTCATTTGCGAAATATAGAGACGGATTGGCTGCTGATCCATTAACTAGCGAGAAACTACTAGCGCCCGACTGCACGGTGTTTGCGTTAAAAAAGTTCGTACCATCGCAAATCAATGTTGAGCTTTGGCCAGCAGGTACAACGGCGTCTGCACCACCCGGAGCACCCGTGGTGATAGTAAGCGAAAAACCATTACTGGTGACGGTGTTATAAATTACGTAAAAGCTCACGACTGGTGGATAAGTGACCACCACGGCACTTGATAAATTACCCACATATTCATGAATGAGGTTCGACGCTTCATTGGCAGTAAGAGTGTAAGCTCCTCCGGTGACCGATTTTACTAATGCAGAAAAATTATAAGTGGTGCTGCGGCCAAATCCAACAGTCACAAAAGCGGTACCAGTACATAATATGAATGCCGAATCTGCTGGCTGGAACGTTTTCGTGGGAAGTCCGTCTATTAATTCACCACCCGTGGTGTTAACCACTAAAGTACCGGTACCATTGTTTTTAAGCAATGTAAACCAGTTATTCCCTAAAGTTGTGGCAGCAGGCAGGGTAGCAGACCCAGCACCACTCGCATATACTAAAGTAGATGCCCGGTCGGTAGCTACAAATGCGTAGCCACTTGATATATTGCTAGTTGGATGCGATTGATTCAGAGTGGCGCCAGAAGCGAGAAGTCCTAGCCCGGCGAGACTTGATGCATCAGGTGAAGATGTACCGACACCGAAAGCAATGATACCCCAAGTACCCGACTCGGTCGCATTGGCGGTAATGTAGATGTAGCGGGTTTGGCCAGCGGTGATAGATGCTATCGTATTGCCACTAAAATCCGCTACTGTAAAAGTGTTAGCACCAGTATTTCGGATGAGTGCATCGTTTCCAACCGATGTCTGGTTTGCCGGTGGCATTCGTAATGTGAGCGATCCCACGGTTGCGTTCACATCCATTATACGAGCCGCGTAGTTCGGCGTCGCGTTGCCGTTTATGGGCCAAGAAAGTGTGGTGTTCGCGGATAAAGTTACAGACCGATAAGCTACATCTGTCGGCTGGATGACCTGACCGGTGAATGGAGAGACGTAGGATGTCATGTATCAAGCACCGTAGCTTGGCGGTCACCAATGCGGGTGACGTCTTCGTTCTTAAGAGACGCTATTACTTGCGTGTACATAGCCTGCCATAATGCTACCCGCGAGTCATTCTTAAGGAATGGCATTGCTTGCAACAAAGAACCATAAAGCATCGCCTGAGGAGCATATTCCGTGAACCAGTTCGTCTGATTTGAAGAATCCAACGGTTGAACTCGCTCGTAATATAATACCTCAAAGTTATAATTGGCGTCCGGCGTTGGACCGACGATCCAGTTTTCAAAGTCATAATCCCCATAATACAGCGGTGTATCTTGGCTCGAAGGATTATCGGCATATTCACGGATATACTCATACTTCCTCAGAAATACCGGTTGACGCACACCATTCACGGTAATATTCATCGAAACCGTTTTGCGCCACCGAGCTGGCTTCGCGATAATGGCTGTCCCTTGAACCATCTGAGCGGTCTGCACCGTAAGATTCCCGAGGAATTTGATGTCTGACGCCAGCGTCTGCTCGGCGAGCATTATAAAAGTCGGTATTTTGTCTACCGTTGCGGTGTCGGTACGCTCCAAATAGCTCTGGATATCGGCCACCAACGAATTGTATGTCATCACCGCTGCAGCTGGCATGATGGTCCTTTCGTATCGAAGCAACGGGGTATCATATTATATCACGCCTTTTGTATATCAGCAATTCGAGGATTTACTGTTTTACACTATCGGCCAGCATTTGCCTTACTTGGTTGTACTGTCGGACACATTGGTCGTAGTCGGCTTGGAGTTTTGCTGCTGAGGCACTGTACCCTGCAAGAAACTCTCCATCTCGGCGAGCCAGTTCCGCTCCTGAGGCTGCGACGCAAGCGGGGGCGGTACTGGACACGGTACTTTGGTTACTGGGGCGCTCGGTACGCTCCGGCCTGTTGCGCAAGCTGCTAGAAAGAGAGGCAAAACGGCTATTAATCTTTTGTATTTCACGATCCTTCTCCAGTCGTATATGTTCGGCCTCATTTTGCATAATCTGCTCTTTCTTCCGAGCAAGTTCAACTTCTCGGGTCCGGTCTTCCGCTAATTTTCGCATCTGCTCATCCCACTGCTGCTGGACGAACCCTTGACCGGCATTATAACCTTTATAATATGAAGCTGAGGCGACCGCCACCAGAGCCACAACTATCGCGAGGAGCTTATACGGATTCATTTTGGCTCTGCAAAATACAGCGCTATTTCGTCATTCCGACGCTTCACCAGCCCCGGCAATACCTTGCCACCAGCTTTGGTGAACTTCAGGAACTCCTGCTTTACGCCCTCAAAATCCCCACGGTTATGCTTTTGCCGCAGGGTCGATCTCTGGAGGGTGCCTAGCCCAACATTGAATGCAAAGCTGACCAACGCACCCAAGCGATTTTCGTTAAGATAGTCAGGGCAGTAACGAAGAACACCAACGACAAAGCGCTGTAGGTCTTTCTCAAGGATCGAATCAACTTCTTCTTTGCTAAATACACGGAAGTCCTCTATTTTGAGTGCGAACTTGTCGCGCTGATCAATGGGCATCTTGCCCTGCTCAGGGTACAGCACATGCCCCACTCCGACAGTCCATAACTTAGCCGGACACTTATACGGCTTGTATCTCACACCCTCATGGTGCTTAATCATTGCAATTGTGGCAACTGGCAGTTTCATTTACCAGCCTTACTGTTACCACGAGAACCAAACCACATAGCGATGATCGTACCCAGCAACGCCATCTCATCAGCGTCAAATACGATTTCCATGATTTGAATTAGCTCACCAATTGATGTCACCTTGTCGCCGTGCAGGAATATCCACAGCATGGTCAGCAGATTAATCAGCACCAACTCAAGCACAAAGATAAACGTGACGAACGGGCGCGTAGCCGCAGTCATGTCTTTAACCCACTGGGAAGAGGACTCCAGCAGCTTCTCTTGGTTGTTATAGATGGCACCGATCTGAGCCATGTACTGCTGATGATCCTGCTCGTCGTTCTCTCGGACTTCCTCGGTCTTATCTGACGGGGAGTAGCCACGCTCTGATAACGCTAATTGCTGGCGCATCTGCATATGCAGGATGTCTAGCTCGTGCTTCTTATCAGCACGATCCTGCAACATGTCAAACAATCTTGGGAAGAGAGCGACTATATAGCCGCCGATGGTCGAGATAAGTGTCAGCATCACCAGTCCTTATTGTCCGTACATCCGTTCAATTTGTATCTCTTTGCGTAGTTCCCGCATCTTTCTGACTTCATGCACCGCCGCTTGGGTTGCGTAATACATGTCGTAGTACATAAAAGCTAACACCGGCATAATGATGAAAAACATCAGTAACACAGCCAGCACTACCACGATAAGTGACCAAGGTACGTCCTCTGAATTGCGCTTCTCGTTATCAGCCACATTAGGAACCCCGCCCAAATTACTACGAAAATTACTGCTGAAACCCACACCGCTTTTGCCCTGAGTTCCGCTATTTTTCTTTTGCGTCGCCATCTTGCTATCTGAGCTAACCTCAGTTCCTCCGCGTGGGCTACCTCCTGTTCAGCGACTATGCGCTGCCACATCTCTTCAAATTTACTCCACAGACTACCCAACTCCGGCGGGGCTTTGTACACCATCGTCTCTCGAATTTCTGCCAACATCGCATCCAGCCTTGTCGTAATCAGAATCCGTCTTAGCGCCCGTCGCCCGATACTCTCGTCACCCCTGTACACTTGCTTGGCTTCTAACTCTTCTTTCTGCAACGCCTTATGGATTGCATCATAAGCATCCATCAACGTACCCAACTGATTGCCTATGTCGGTATACACATCTGCCGGATCA